CTCCTAATGACCTGTAAAGTTTTTTCTGAAAATATTCAATATCAGACAGTTCTCCTAGGTTTTGACCTCCAGGAAGAGTTGTAATTTCAGTTCCCCTTCCACCTTCTCTGCGAGGCAACCAAAAATCTTCCAGCATACTCATAAACTTGCGATCATCTCTAACCTCTCCGGTAGAAGCATCATATACAAGTTTATTTCTGTAACGAGACATAACCTCTTTGAGATATTGCTCCGCTTTTACCTTTGGAAGATTTCCTACATCAATATAAAAGATTCTTCTTTCTGGCGCCCTTGACATTCTGTAAATTACCAAAGAATCCTCAATCATTCTCAATTGATTGAGGGGTTTGATTGCCTTATGAAGATATGAAAGAACAGTTCCCTTAGTTCTATCAACTAATCCTGAAGTGCAATATGTAATAGAATCTTTAGCGATTTTTACTGAATTTTTAGCGGAAGAACTTAATGTTCCGGAAGGGTAATTTGAAGATGAAGTATAAATGAAATACTCTTCAATTTCTGGATATAAAACTTGGTTTCCTGTGAGAGAATTAAAGTTAGATATATTTACACCAGATTTATTATTTGGTTTTTTTTCTTGACGAACGTGCTTGATCTTCATAGGATCAATATATCTCAATTCTTTGATTCCCTCTTCAGGTTTCTTTACGTCAATTACTTTGAGATAAAATATTCTACCGTCAATATACCAGTTTCTAAATATTTCGTGACATTTTTTATCAAAGTCCATTACTTCTTTGATAAATTTAAATTCTTCTCTAATTATTTTCTTAAGTTTATCGCTTGCATTTAAGTTAGACAACTCAATTTCCACAGGAGAATCATATAAATCACTCACAATAGCTTCATTTACAACATCTTCAATCGCACCATCACATTCTGCGTGTAGTGCCATTTCACGATATCTTCTTATTAAATCATATTCTGTTCTATATACACCTTCAAGATCTACATATTGCCCGTAAAATCCACTCTGTATATAATAATCACTCCCGTCCTCATTATTTTGAGGAACGGGAGATACTATAGATTTTGATTTTTTGTCATCATCCTCAATTGAAAAACCAAAAAGTCTTGCCATCTTATAAAATAAACTTGCTTGTTATTATCTATTATTTAGTTGATGTCTTCACCACCAGCGGAAGAAGAATTACCTTTAACTGCTTCCCACCATAGAATCTGCATTTCTACAGTAAATCTCTGAATTGCATCATTTTCATATGCAAGTTGAATTGCACTAATATTAGTTGGAAAAATATCATAAAAATGATATGCTCTTAATGTAGAACCATCACGATCTAGTTGATAAACGAATGCGTCTGCATGATAAAGTGCCGGATTAGTAACACCGGTATTATCGGAGAGACGATTAATTTTATTCATCCAATTTTCAAATGCAGAACGAATTGAAAAATCGGTATCATTAATAACTGTAATAGTCCAGGACTCAAAAGTTCTGTCTCCAGCAACTTTTAATGTTCTTCCTCTAAACGCCACATCTAAAGGAGTTATGGCAGATGAGGGAAGAGCCGCTGATTCTACTAAAAATCTTGATTTGTCGAGAACAGTAACGTCCGCTGGTGCAATATCCGGAAAGGATAAAACCACTTCGAAAAGATTACTTCTAGCACCACCACCCGATAACTTACTTTTAAAGTCAGTAATCTTTCTTAGTGGAGGTGGATTTAATTGAGTTCTAGTTGTCATAATTGATTAACCTCTGTTATTTAAAAGTTTCCGATTACTTCTTCAAAATCAACACCAGTTTTGGTGGCAATAAAGGTAAGACCGATGAAGTTAATCGATCTTGCTGGTTTAATATAAATATCTGCTTTAAATTCATTTGCATCAATTACAGCAGCAGTGTTGTTCGTTTCATCACAAATAACGATATAATCAAAAATGCCTCGGTTTGCTTGAACGTCTCGCAAGAAGGGCTCAATCGTATTTACAAAATTGGTTCTTGTAATTTCATCATTAAACTCAAATAGTACATCCTTGGCGGCACGAGAAATCGCATCTTCGAGATAGATGAAAAGTCTGCGAACATTAATTCTATCAAATGCTGATGTTCTTCCTAGTCCGGTCTTGTCTCCGAACAGAATAATACCAGCTCCTGGAGAAAAGATGATTGGATTAATTCTATTTGAATAAAGGCGATCTCTTTGGGATTTTGTTGGAGCATAGGCAAGTTTTACCGCACCTAGAATTGCACCTCTTGATGTTCCTGCGGGGGAATACCACGGGAAGAAATTAATATCAGTACGAGCACAAAGTCCTGCGATGTCTCCATTCATAGGAATATAACGATAGGTGTTTGCGAACCTATCGTACACATACTTATATGTGGAATCGAATACCGCATAAGAAGAAGATGCTATAGGAGAGAAGAAACTTATTACATTTTTTGTGATATCTTCTGCTGCTCTAATTGTAATATCTCCTTCCACCGGATTGTCGGAAAGAAATGCTCCTCTATAAGGAGTTATAAAGGCAACTGCATCCTTTCTTATTTCGCAAACAGAAATAAGTTTATTCGCAAGTTCCTGTGCTGTCTCTTTAGCGTAACCAGCAGAACCCATTAGAAGAAAGTCCGCTTTAATGTCTTCTGTATTCTCAAACAAATCATATCCATCCTCCAGTTCTGCTAGAGTTGCAGTAAGAGCACCATCAATACTAAGATTTGTTCCACCATCATAATTCAGTCCATTACTCAAGGTGTAGGTATTAGATCCGGCAGATCCAAAAATAACATTTTCGGCATCTTGGTCCCATCCATTATCAGTTGTTAAATCAAACTGACCCGCATCAAAACCTGTTGTAGTTAATCCAGTTGGTGCTCCTCCGGCAAAAATGATGGAAGATCCCTCTGCGATATATTTTCTCCAATAAGCGGTGCTTCCTGCAGAAAACTCAGCATCGGTTGCCTTAGAAAGACCCAAATGCCTTTCAAGAATTGTTCCAGCATTACCAGTAACGCTTCCCAAATCATCAACTATTACAACATGAACCTCATCAAATCGAGATCCTCTTGGCTCTGCGTAAGATGATGTTCCGGGTGCTGGAGCAATATTGTTCCACTGAATGGTGGAATTAGTTAATGTAACATATTGTTGACTAAACCAGTCAACTTCACCATTATATGATGTGGATCCTAAAGAAACCCCATCTCCACTTCTCATTATGTTAATAGAACCGGTTTCTGGGAAACAGTAAACTCCATCTTGTTGATAATCAACAATAGTCTCTGTTCCTGCTGCAGATACACGACTTAAAATTTTAACAGAGACATCTCTAGAACCGGTTGTAGTTGAAATTCCAGTAATAATTCCCTTTAGGTATGAATCATTTAGAGATATTGAAGTTCCAGAACTAGAATCTACTTTTCCGGCAAGAGATACTGTTACTCCATATCCAACTTGAATAACCGGAACTTCAGAACTGGTTGTAATCCCACTTAAGATTTGATCTGCTTTAGCGTCAATAATTCCAACCTTGATTCCGTTCGCCCAAGAACCAGGATTCCTTGCCGCAACTATAACTCCAGTAATCGTATTTTCATCATATCCAAGATCTTCATAATTTTCTAAACTTTTAATCTTTACGCTGCTTGCAGACCCAACAAAGGCATTTTTTGCATTAGTGTCGTCTGCTCTCACAACTCTTAATGATCCACCGTAGGCAAGATAAGATGAAGCGACTAACCAGCTCTCGTAGTGCTTATCTGTTGGATATGGCTCTCCAAAAATGGTTAATAGATCATTTTCACTCTCTATTAAAGTTGGTACATCGACAGGACCCTTTGCAAAAGGTGCTACAATTCCTCCTACTTTACCAGAAGATGGTTGAACTCTACCAGAGGTTAAGTCAACTTCTCTTACTACAATTCCAGGAGATGCTAAATTTAAGGGCATCTTTATTCTCCGTCTATCCAAAACTATCTAAAAGTATTTATAATTTCCCTCGTTTCTATAAACTTATCTATAATCCCACATATACGAGCGATCTCCATATTCATCAAGATTCCAGATTTCCAAGGATTCGTTCTTATTATCTGGTCCGGCAAGCATCCATCTGTCCCCTGTAGAATTATCAACGGTGACCGCAACATCATAATCATCTAATCCATCATTAATAAATCCAAAAGGAGACATATCCTGATCTATTTGATTTTTTTGCTCTTCATATATTCTCTTACGAATATCATTTTCCGTCATCTCCTTAAAATATTCTTGTGCCACCAACCAAGAAAATATTACAAGGCAAATCGCTAAGTCATCATTACAACCTTCTTCTGCCTCAAATGTGTTATGTTTCTGAATAAAAGTGGTTAATTCTGCAATAATATCATAATCATTAACAATCAATTTATCATCTTCAATTAAAAGTTTTAAGTTAGAACATCCTAATTTTTTAACCGAAGCGGTCATTCTTACGCCCATTTGAGTTCTTTTGCCACTAAATCCGGATCCCACAATTTGGCCCGCTCTACCTTTCATAGAACACATTAAAATATTATTATATTCCAGATCATAATGTAATATGTTTGCTACTTGATCTCCGATATCATTAATTTCTATTAAAATCCAAGAATTATTATAAGCTTTTGCAACTTTCTCAATAATACTTGGAAATAGCATAGGTTTGATTTCATTATTTTTATACTTTGCGACTACCTTATATGGAAAATTAGTAATATCAAAAACAATGAATGCGGAGTAATCATTACCAATTCCTCTTGCCACATCTGCAGTCATCAAATAATCATGATCTTCCTTTGGTTCTTCATATACATCTAATCCTTTATCTCCCCTTTTTACTGGGTCATCATAAACGAGTGTTTTTAATTTACTTGGATTGATGAGTGTTCCAATTGATCCCAAAAACTCGCATAGGTGCTCTGCTCTAAATTGTTCTTCACTTGTGTTTGCAATCGTCTGCTCCTTCCATTTCTCATCTCTACCTGGAACTTCACTCCAATGAACTTCTGTAGCAATAAAATCATTTTTACGTCTTTCTGCATCGTGCCACATTCGGTAGAAGTGATTCATACCTTTTGGAGTTGAAACTATAATAACTTTTGTGGATTTACCAGATGAAATTGTGGGATAAACCGATGCAAAAAACTCATCCGCAATGTGATTTGGAACGAACGCAAATTCGTCCAGAAAAATAATATTAAAAGACATTCCACGAACTGCAGATGCTGATGTAGAAGCGGCAACAATTTTTGATCCGTTTTCTAATTCTAATGAACCTTTATTCCACGATACAATTCCTTGCTGCATCCATTGTGGAAGATTTTCATAAGATAGTTGTAATCTTCCAAGAAGTTCTCTGGATGTTGTTGCCTTGTTTGCCAGAATACCAATATTCACATT